AAAGCGGTGAAAAATATTTCGTTTGGATCTAATACTGCCATTTTATTTTGTGTTTATTTTTTATTCAATTATAAATATTAACTTTTCAAATTCTTACGCTGGGAAAGTAGCTCCTGTTGGTAAGATATTGAAATCTAGGTAAATAAATTCAGCAGTTTTAGTAGGTTGTATATAAATTGCACCAACTAATTGGTTTCTATCGATTACATCTGCTGTATTATTACTATCATCCATTACTACTTTAAAAGCATACAAACCTTGACGTTGTTGAACACTTTCTAAGTATGGGTTAACTTGGCTTAAGAATGTGTTTCTTGTAGCTGCTGTATTCTGTTCGAATACCAAGTTATCAGATACTTGTGAAATGTATGATTTAAGTTCAATTAACAATCTTCTAACGTTTACACGGTCAAGTGCTGAAGCTTGGTTTTGAAGTGTTTTCTGACCAAATACTACAACTCCTCTACCTGGGAAGGTTGCAATTGGGTTTACTTTACCTGTGTATAATGTATCTCTGTTAGCTTGAGTTAATTTACGTTCTGCTTGTCTTACAGTTCCTAATCCACCTCTATTAATACCTGCAGGAGCAAACCATGCTTCTGATGTTCTATCATTATTAGCATAAACTCCAGGAATCATTGTTGAAGCTGGAACCCAAACTAATTGACGTGAATCTGGATCAGTGATTTGAACCCAAGGCCAGTATGCAGCAGCATATGAAGTATCTAAACTAGCAGCTGTTGTAGTTGCGCCTATTACTGTTGAACCATAATTTTTAAGGTCTGTTACTATAATAGCATCTCCTCTTTCTTCAGTATTTGCAATTAAAGAATTTAATGGGGTTGCATGACCTGCATTATCATAAATCAAACCTGGGGCTGTGATAATATTATATCTAAAATCATCTTTATTAGCTAATAGGTTAATTGCATCTGTATAGTTACCACCTACTAGACCTTGTGAATCTACATTATTAATATTGTCATAATAATTACCGGTTCCTGTTAAAATATCTCCTGTAGCATCTCCAAATGTACCACTTTGAGCGGTTGGGATTGAAGCTGTGAAAGCTGTTTTAGCAATACCTGAATTATCAAAATAGTCAGGGGTTTTAACATTTACTTGTTTTACTCTTACAAACCTTGAAGCATTAGGATAATTACCAGTTGTTTGTAGATAAGGATCTGCAGTACCTGCACCTTGGAGAGTTTGTGTTTGATCTCCAATTACTCTAGCAATGTAATTAGATGCTTTAGGATCTAAAGATACATTAGTGAATGTTTCAAGGACTGATTTTGATTTTGTTCTATCATTACCTTGTCTAATTATTACTGAGAAAGTACCTTGATCAGTATTTGGGTTTACAATTTCCCATCTAACATTATTAACAGAACCACTATCAAGAGCACCTGTAGTTCCTTCAGGGCCTGTACTATTCATGATAATACCTTGACCAAGAGTTTCTAATTCAAAAATATTTCCAGATTGTTGAATATTACTAGCTGCTAAAGTAAGAATTAAATCTGTACCTAGAGCTAATGAGTTAAATGATTGAGAAGTTAAAGTAATTGTATCACCTATTTCATATCCTGAACCTGTAGAAGTTACAGTAACTGTATTAAGTGATTGTGAATTATTTAATACAACTGTAAATACTGCTCCTGTACCATTACCATTTGAACTACCTGAAACTCCTGTAACTGTAGATGAGGTTGAAAGTCCTGTAATATCAAATGAATTAGTAGTAAATGTTCCAAGTCCAGCTACTAACCCATCATTACCTGATACTTTAGAAGAAGAAGCTGCCGTAAATGAACCTGAAGCAACTCTAGTTACTAATAATGAAGTACCTCCATTTTGGAAATAATTATACGCTGAGATAGAAGTTAAGAAAGTAAATTCATCTGAACCACTATCAAATGTACTACCAAAATTAGCTAAATATTCAGTATAAGTAGTAACTAGTTTTGGAATATTAACCTGACCTTTTACTGTAGGTCCGATAATCGCAGCACCTGCTTGTACAGGCTGTGAAGTTATTTGAGATTGATCATTCTCTCTTGCTAATACTCCTGGGGAAATTAATGTTTCTGCCATTTTGTGTTTGTTTTTATGATAAATATATTAAATTTCTTCAAAAGTCTACTCTTTTGGTAAAAACTCACCAGATTCTAAAGAAATGGTCCCATCACCATACTTTTCCTCTAATTCTTTGGCTAAAACTAATTCCTGTTGTTGTAATTGTTGTAAATTATTTTTTAATTGTTCTTTTCTAATTTCAAGATTCATAATTTGAACCTCATTACTTCCTATAACATCAGTAAGTCTTTCAAATTGTGTTCTCAATTCTTTTAACTTATTAATTTCTTCTACTGTTAAAACTTTTTTTTCCATTTAGTTATAAATATTATTAAAGGGGTTAATAATTTAAATTGTACCACCCCCCGGGGTAGTATTGTTAATATTTGAAACGTTTTCCGTACTAAATATAATTTGTGTTTTTTTATTAAATTTTTTTAATGCTGTCAACTCTTTTTGGATTGTATCAGGTACAATATAACCGTGTAATTTTAGTTGGAAGGTTGCTTTAACTGTTCTTTCTCCTCCCTTATTTAATTCTATTGGGGTAGCATAACTATCTACAACTGCTTTAAATTTAAAGCGTTCTGGGTTGCCCCAATATGAATCAGAAGCATAGTTAATGGCTTCTATGACCTTATTGAGTTGTTCAATATAATACGTTGATATAATGAAATCATACGTAATATTTACCCAATCAGGCATCACCACAGCATAATATTGTTCTAGGGGGGTTCTATTATTTAATAGATTAAAATTATTGTAGGTATCTTTATTACTGTATTTTTTTGTAAAAATCTGAACATTATTTGGGTTATTAGCGTCTAATTTTCTTGATAATGCTTTATTACGATCAATATTATTACGCTTAAATGTGATGAGAGGCATCATAATTTTACCTTTCTTATCTCTATAATATCCATCTTTTTGGATTTGCTTCCATCTTTCAGGAGAACCATAAATTACAGGAACTTTTTGTATTACACCATTTTGTTGTACTGTAGGTTTAATAATATTTTCCATATAATAGAAAATGGCTTCATCAATTTCTTTAAACCCTAAAGTAAATGGTTTTGTTGTATCATCTCTAAATGATACTTGGTTACCTCTATTAAATGTAGAAATAGCATTAGGGTTACCTTTAGTTTCCCCAGTTTCAGGGTTAATATAAGGATCCTGTTGAGAAATACTAATTTCTCTTTGGGTCTTTGGGGTTGGTATTTTACCTTTATCTGCCATTATTTTTTATTATAAATATCTAGCTCTTTCAATCCCAACTTTATCAGCAGGAACGTAGTGAGTTTCACAAATAATTGAAATAGAAGAACCAAATTGATCTAATCCAGGGTTAAGTGGGTTTGGAGAGTTTGGATAATCTGGGTTTTTACCAATAAAATATTGGTTAGAAATTATATTATCTATTTCATAATATCCTTCTTGATACATAATAATATCTCCTACTTCTGGGACTAAGTCAGCTCCATAAATATCAGTATCAATATTAAAATCTTTATTTTTATCTAATAAATCATCTCTAAGGAATTTGAATGTAGCACCCCAATCAAAATCTGTACCTAAATCTGTTCCTGGGTATTCTTGGTCTCGTCTTTCAATTAAACAATTTAATAAAACAGGACCCATATAATACTTTTCTTCAGCAGCTTCGCCATAAAGATTAACCTTAGTTTCTTCTATTTTAAATTTATAGAATGAGCATTGTTGGGTTATTATATCCCCCATCAATTCTCGGTTGATGTGTCTAAATAGGCTAATGTCTCTACTACCTCCAAAAAGTGCGCACATAATTATTAATTTTTGAATTTATAAATACCTACCATATCAACCAATATAAATTGGAAATGGAACTTGGGCTAATTCTTTTTGTCTAAAATCTGATTCTAATGATCTTCTTTCTAATAATTTTTCTCTGGATGTTTCATCTAAATATGCTCTTAATCTATCAATTAAAGCTGTTTTTTCTGATGTTGATGATGATAATAAATCAGCTTGATTCATAGTTACACTATCTCCAGGGATAGGAACTGTAGTATATTTACCACGAATATATCCTAACATTTCTTTACATAAAGCTAAAGCATATTCAAAAATCCAACTTCTACCAACTGAATTAATGTGGGTATAAATTGGGTTAGTATAAGGAACATTTGATACATTTGAAATTGAACCTGAATCCCCAGTAATACTATTTGCTAATCTTTCAGATTTAAGTAAAAATTGGAAATATAAATTAGGCATTTC